ATTTTTAAAACAACCCTACAAGAAGATAGTAAAGCAGCAGGACGTTGGGAGACATCACAAGGTGGTGAATACTTCGCCGCCGGTGTTGGTGGTGCGATCACTGGACGTGGTGCAGATTTATTAATCATTGACGACCCGCACTCAGAGCAAGATGCATTGTCACCTACAGCCATGGAGTCAGCGTATGAGTGGTATACATCAGGTCCACGTCAGCGTTTGCAACCTGGTGGTAAAATTGTATTGGTTATGACTCGTTGGTCTAACAAAGATCTAACAGGAAAATTACTAGCAAACCAAAAAGAAGCGAAAGCTGATCAATGGCACGTGGTCGAATTTCCGGCAATCTTGGACCACGGATCAAAGGACGCTGCACCTGTTTGGCCTGAGTATTGGAAACTAGATGAGCTTGAGAAGGTACAAGCAACACTGCCCACGGGTAAATGGAATGCACAGTGGATGCAAAATCCAACAGCAGAAGAAGGAGCAATCTTAAAACGTGAGTGGTGGAGGATATGGCCAAACGATTGGATACCAACACTACATCATGTCATACAAAGTTATGATACAGCATTTTTAAAAAAAGAAACTGCAGACTACAGTGCGATAACGACATGGGGAGTATTCTATCCATCAGAGGACGAACCAGCCAATTTAATGCTTCTTGATGCAGTCAAAGGACGTTATGAGTTTCCAGAGTTACGTCGTCTTGCATTAGAACAATATAAATACTGGCAACCTGAATCAGTGATTATTGAGGCAAAAGCTAGTGGTTTGCCCTTAACTTACGAACTAAGGAACATGGATATACCTGTTGTAAACTTCACACCATCAAAAGGAAACGACAAGCACGCACGTGTGAATTCTGTTGCACCTTTATTTGAATCTGGTATGATATGGTGTCCGGAGCAGAAATTCGCAGACGATGTCATGGAAGAATGCGCAGCATTTCCCTACGGCGATCATGACGACCTTGTGGACTCAACCACACAAGCAATCATGCGATTCAGACAAGGTGGTTTGATACAACACCCTGAAGATTATGTGGATGAACCACAGAATAACGTTAAAAGGAATTATTATTGATGATAAAATTTGGAATGTCATTACCACAAATATTTAATCAACTGGTTAAAGGTTATCAAAAAGTTAAAGGCATAGAACCTAAAGGACTTGATCTTATTAAAATCAAACAAGAAGCAATGTCAAGATTTAAAGACATGAATAAAGTTGTTGATATGAAAGGCAATGTCATTGATACATCTAAAGGTATTATGGGCGGTCAACAAGTTGGTCAGAAAGGAATGTTTGATAACATCTTTGCAAGAATGCAAAAGGACATGGGTAAAAATCTTAAAGAAGTAAAAACTAAAAACAGACCAGATGTTTATGGTCTTGATGATTATGATATTTCAAACATGTCAAGTATTAAAAAAGAAATTATAAAAACAGAACAAAAACTTGGTAATCTAAATCCTAAATCTAAAGGATTTAGAGAAAAAGCAAAAGAGTTAGTAGATAAAATAGAAGCACTAAAAAATAAAATGAGAGACGACAAAGCAATGGGTGGACGTATTGGTTTAAAAGAAGGTGAAGGTATCATGCAGATGGCATCAGCTCCTGATATTATGGATGAGAGAAACAGTGTAATGGAAATGTTGTCTGAAAGATATTACGGTAAACCTTTAAAAGATTTAACAGACGATGAGATAATAGATTTAGAAGAAGCACTTGAAGATCTTACAGGTAAAAAAGAAAGAAGCGCACCATCAATTACATTAGCAGACGGTGGACGTGCAGCTTTTAAAGAAGGACTATTAGCTAAAATGATGTCTGGTGTAAAACCTGATGGCGGATTATTTAAAAGTATTTTTGCAAACAGAAATGCACCTATTCTATCTGGTTTTAACACTGCAGAATTATTTGACATTGTATCAAACTTATCTTCGCTTCCTGGTTTAGCAGAGGGTGGACGTATTGGTTACAAAGACGGACCAAAAGATCCTAAGAGAAGAACTTTTATGAAAGCAGCTGCAGGACTTGCATCATTGCTTCCGTTTGGAATTGGTAAAGGTGTTAAGATGGCAGCACCTGTTGTAACAAAAGCTGCAGAAATATCAGGACCAGCGCTAGCTAAGATTGTAGATACAGTCATGAGTCTTGGCAAATTAGTTTCGTTAAAAGGAAAAAGAGTTAAAGAAATGGTAACAAAGAAAAAACATGAAGGTGTTGAAGTTACAGAAGATATTCAAGATGGTAGTTACATAATTAAAAAAGGTGATAAAGAGATCTATTACAAACCTGGAAGACAAGATGAGATGGGTATTGAAGACGATATTATAGAAGTTATAGAAAACAGGGTTAAAAAAGCAGGCGGTGGCGGTATCGGTTATATGTTAGGAGAATAATGAAGTTCGGTCCTAAAGAAATCAAAGAGCTAAACGAATATCTACGAACAGGCAGAAACAGAAAGAGAGAGTTTCTAGGTGGTGGTATAACTTTTGCATCTGATTTAGCAAAACCTGTAGATAAATTTGAAGTTCAACAAATAGATCTTTTTAATCAATTTAATAAACGTAATCCACGAGCTGATGGTGGACGTATTAAATTACAAGGTGGAACAGATATTAGAACACGTCAAGGATTTCAACCAGGAAACCCTGGTAATATACAAGCTTTAGAACAGCGTAACATAAAACAAACACAATCAAAAAATGAAAGAGTAATTAAATTTAAAGAATTAGTTAAAGCTGGTGACACACCTAACGAAGCAAAAAATAAAGTTATAAAAGAATTTAAATTAAAAAGAAGTAAAACTGCTGGAACTCCAAAATGGATGACTCAAGGTAAAAGTGAATTAATATCAGAGGGTTTTAAGTTTATAGAAAGTAAACGAGGTCCAGAATCAACAGGAGGAGCAGAGAGAGCCGCAAAGAAAAGAAAAAATGTTTTATCAGCATCTAACCTTGAAGACAGACTTAAAAAAATAAAAACTAAAACAGGTCTTGGAAAAGCATATGAAGTTGCACACACTGCTAATATTTTTCAAGCTAAAAAATTAGGTATAGATTATCCAATTGATGCGTTAGCTATCCAAACTCAAAATATAAACAACAAAGTTGCAGAACAATTAAATGATGAACTAAAACCGTTGTATAAAAAACAGTTAGAACTTGTTAATAAACTTAAAAAAAATTCTAGTTCTGCTTTAAGAACAGCACTAGATAATATTAATTTTAAGATATCAGAAACGGTTGCAACTGGAGGATCGCAAGGAAGTAAGGCTGCAAATGTATTAAAACCAATTATTGTTGATCCATTTAATTTACAAGGAAAAATTCTAGATTTAGGTTTTGATACCACAACAGAAGTTATGGCACTTCCTGGTTCTAAAATAAAAGATGCTGCTGTAGGGACAACAGAAGACATTATGTCTAGAGCAAATGTTGTTCAAAAATTAAAACCTTTCATTAATCTTGTGCCTTTTGGTCCAGCTAGAAAATTTTTAAAAATGTTTGCAGGCGGTGGTATTGCAAAAGAAGCAGGCGATCCATCAGGCCCACCACCAGAAAGAGGACCAAACCCACAAGGGTTGCCAGGTCTATTAAAACGTGTTAAGAACATATAGGAGTATTAAATGGCAGATATAGATAAAGGACTCCCTAACACTCGTACTAAAATTGACATCCCTTCAGATGAAGAGATGGCAGAAGAAGTTAGTGTTCAGGAGGAAGACGTAGAAAAAGGACCGGTTGAAGTAGTACCAGAAGAAGATGGTGGTGCAACAATCGACTTTGAACCAGGTGCAATCAATATACCTGGAACAGAAAATCATTTCGATAACTTAGCAGATATTTTACCAGAAGATATTTTAGAACCAATTGGAAACGAGATGGTTCAAAATTACATGGACTATAAAGCTTCAAGAAAAGAATGGGAGAACAGTTATAAAACAGGTTTAGATCTTTTAGGATTTAAATACGAAAACAGAACTGAACCATTTCAAGGTGCATCAGGTGCAACACACCCAGTTCTTGCAGAAGCAGTTACACAGTTTCAAGCACAAGCTTACAAAGAATTATTACCTGCAGATGGACCTGTAAGAACGGACATCGTTGGTATTAAAAATCCACAAACTGAACAACAGTCAGAGCGTGTAAAAGATTTTATGAATTATTTAATTATGGATCAGATGAAAGAATACGAATCAGAATTTGATTCGATGTTATTTCATTTACCATTAGCTGGTTCTACTTTTAAAAAAGTATATTTTGATACAACACTCGGAAGAGCGGTATCAAAGTTTGTACCAGCAGATGAATTAATCGTTCCGTATACAGCTACCTCATTAGATGATGCGGAAGCGGTTATTCATACAATAAAAATTTCTGAAAACGAATTACGAAAACAACAAGTATCAGGTTTCTATTCTGACATAGATCTAGGACCTCCTGGTACAGATGTTAATGATGAATTAAATAAAAAGGAACGTGAGTTAGAAGGTACAAAGAAATCTGGTAAACAAGAACCGATTTATACTTTGTTAGAGTGTCACGTAAACTTAGACCTGGAAGGTTTTGAAGATCAAGGAACGGATGGACCGACAGGAATAAAATTACCTTACATCGTAACAGTCGAAGAAGGTAGTAGGAAAGTTCTTTCTATTAGAAGGAACTATGCGCCCGATGATCTAAAGAAAACTAAGATCCAATATTTTGTCCACTTCAAATTTCTGCCAGGACTTGGATTTTATGGCTTTGGACTCATTCACATGATTGGCGGATTGAGTCGTACGGCAACGGCGGCTCTCCGTCAATTATTAGACGCTGGTACTTTATCTAACTTACCTGCAGGATTTAAACAAAGAGGTGTAAGAGTTAGAGATGAAGCATCACCAATACAACCAGGTGAATTTAAAGATGTTGATGCACCGGGTGGTAATTTAAGAGATGCTTTCTTTCCATTACCATACAAAGAGCCTTCACCAACATTATTAAATTTATTAGGTGTCGTTGTACAAGCTGGTCAAAGATTCGCGGCTATTGCTGATATGCAAGTGGGTGATGGTAACCAAGCAGCTGCAGTTGGAACTACAATTGCTCTTCTTGAACGTGGTTCAAGGGTCATGAGCGCAATACACAAAAGATGTTACGCTGCGATGAAATCAGAATTTAAATTATTAGCTAATATTGTTTCTAAATATTTACCACCAGAATATCCATACGATGTTGTGGGTGGTCAAAGAAATATTAAGCAAGTAGATTTTGATGACAGAGTAGATATTGTGCCTGTCGCAGATCCAAATATATTTTCAATGTCGCAAAGAATTACACTTGCACAAACACAATTACAAATAGCAACATCAAATCCACAGTTACACAACATGTATCAAATCTATAGAAACATGTATAATGCAATTGGTGTAAAAAATATTGATGCAGTGTTGCCACCACCACAACCAACAGCCCCAATGGACCCAAGTATGGAACATATCAATGCAATGGCGATGAAACCATTTCAAGCTTTCCCTGGTCAAGACCACAGAGCACACATCACAGCGCATTTAAACTTTATGTCGACTAACATGGTTAGAAATAATCCATCAATTATGGCTGCAATACAAAAAAATATACTAGAACACATATCAATTATGGCTCAAGAACAAGTTCAACTTGAATTTAGAGAACAAATGCAACAAATGATGATGATGCAACAACAAGCAGTAACAAATCCACAGATACAAGCACAACTTCAAGACATTACAAATCAAATTGAAGCTAGAAAAGCTGTCTTAATTGCTGAAATGACAGAAGAATACATGAAAGAAGAGAAACAAATCACTTCTCAATTTGATAATGACCCTCTGTTAAAGCTAAAATCACGTGAAGTTGACCTTAGAGCGATGGAAAATGAACGTAAAAAACAAAATGATGAGGCTACTCAAGATTTAAACAGAGCAAAATTAATGCAAGCACAAGAAATAGCTGAAGATAAGATGGAACAGAACGAAGATTTGGCTAAATTACGTGCTGGAGTTAGTCTTGCAAAGACTGGTGTACAACAAGCACAAGTTATGGTAGAGGATAATTAATAAAAGGAGCAAAAAATGCAAAAACTTGACAAAATAGAAGAAGTTAAAGTTGCTGAACAGCAAACTGAAATAGATCCAAGATCAAAAACTACTGCTGACGGTTCTTTTAACTTAATTGCAACTGGAAAACCTGAATTAGAAGTTCAAGGTCAAGGTGCAGTGTTACAAGAAAAGAAAAGAAACTCTAAAGCGTACTAAATTATGTGGTTTAGTGCTCTAAAGTTAGGCTTAAACGCAGCAACGCACATCTATAAGAAGAAACAAGAGACAAAAATGAAGATGGCGGATGCACAACTTATGCATGCTGACAAGATGGCCCGAGGTGAGGAAGCTTACCAAGGAAAATTGCTAGAAGCCCGACAATCGGACTGGAAAGACGAGGCAGTTTTGATAATTCTCACGTTGCCCATAGCAGTGATCGCCTGGGGGGTCTTCAGCGACGATCCGGGTGCAGCAGAAAAGATAAAAATGTTCTTTGAGCAATTCCAGCAGCTCCCGTCATGGTTCACAAATCTTTGGATCCTTGTCGTTGCGTCTATATATGGTATAAAGGGTACACAGATTTTTAAAAACGGAGGAAAAAAATAATGTCTAAATATTATAAAGCATTCAATACTTTAAAAGGTCCAGTAACACATTTAAAAAATATAGTTTCGTCAGCTATTAGTAAAAAAGGTAAAAAATCACCAACCATTAAATCTGTAAAACCAGCTGTAGGTTCTTTGACTAGAAGAAGAAAAGATACAGATGAAGTTTTTGGCGTTAGAACAAGACACGGAGTTGCTCCTAATAAAAAAACTGGAGAGACTGTTAAAAAAATTTCTAAGATAAACGATAGTATAGATAAAACTAGGTCTAGTAGAATGGGCGGCGGAATGATGGGTCGTAGAATGAATTACAAAAAAGGTTCTAAGTTTCCTGATCTAACAGGAGATGGTAAAGTTACATTTGCTGATGTCTTAAAAGGTAGAGGCGTAATCAACGGTAAAAAAGGAAAAAAATAATGGCTAAACTTTGTCCAAGAGGTAAAGCGGCAGCGAAGCGAAAATTTAAAGTGTACCCGTCAGCATATGCTAACATGTACGCATCAGCTGTATGTTCAGGTAAAGTTACACCAGGTGGCAAGAAGAAAAGAAAAAAAGCAATGGGTGGCGGAATGATGGATAGAAATATGTATGGCAACGGTGGAGCTGTAGCTAAAGGATGTGGTGCTATCATGTCTGATAGAAAGAAAAAAACTAGGATGGTCTAGTGAGAACTTATTACTCAAAAGGCGGAGGACTGAGAGAATGGGTCAAACAGAACTGGGTCGATATTGCAAACAAAAAATCGGATGGCTCATACCCAAAGTGTGGAAGAAGTGGTGGAGAAAAAAGAAAAAATTATCCAAAATGCGTGCCTATTGCAAAAGCAAGAGCGATGAGCAAAGGGCAGCGTGCGGGTGCCGTAAGAAGAAAACAAGCAAAAGCGAATACAGGCCCTACACCTAGTAGAGCGGCAACATTTGCAAAGAAAAAGAAAACGGCATAATGAGAAAACAAGATAGACAACCACCAAAAACTAAAAAGTATTTCAGATCTACAAAGTCTGGAGCAGGGATGACAAAAGCTGGGGTCGCCCGATATAGAAGAGAAAATCCTGGCTCAAAACTAAAAACAGCGGTTACTGGTAAAGTCAAGCCAGGATCAAAAGCTGCGAAGAGACGTAAGTCCTTCTGCGCGAGAAGCGCCGGTCAAATGAAAAAATTTCCAAAAGCAGCGGCTGATCCTAATTCAAGACTTCGTCAGGCGCGTAGAAGATGGAAGTGCTAAATGAAAAAAGCAAAAGCAAAAATAAAAAAAGTAATGAAGGGTTTGCAGAAAGCATCTAAAACACACGCTGCTCAAGCAAAAACTTTGAAAGGAGTCTTACATGGCGGATCCAAAAAAAGGAACGGGAAAAAAGCCTAAAGGTTCAGGAAGACGATTGTATACGGATGAGAATCCTAGAGATACAGTTAAAATAAAATTTGCAACACCAGCAGATGCAAGAGCAACTGTTGCAAAAGTCAAACGTATTAACAAACCGTTTGCAAGAAAAATACAAATACTAACAGTGATGGAACAAAGAGCTAAAGTTATGGGTAAAAGCCAAGTTGCATCAATTGCTAAGAAAGGAAAAGATGCAATTAGAAAACGTAATAAATCGACTGCTTAAATTTTTAAGAGTTAGAATAGATGCTTTGTCAATATCGGTAACGTCCGGTGGGGTTGACAGTATGGAAAATTATAAGTATATAATAGGTCAGATAAACGCCTATGAGGCAACACTACAGGAAATCTCTAACCTGCTAGAAGATAAGGAGCAAAATGGAAAAGCAACAGTCATCGATATTAACACCAAACAATAAACTTGTTGGTGTAGAACCTACAAGAGAAGAACCAAAATTACCAAAACCAACTGGGTGGAGACTTTTAGTTTTACCTTTCAAGATGAAAGAGAAAACTAAAGGTGGAATACATTTAGCTGAAACAACTTTAGAAAGACAACAAGTTGCATCGCAAGTTGGATTAGTAATGGCTATGGGTCCACAATGTTATAAGGATAAGGAGAGATATCCAGAGGGTCCATGGTGCAAGGAGAAAGATTGGGTTATGTTTGCACGATATGCAGGTAGCCGAATCAAAATAGATGGTGGGGAAATGCGTCTGCTAAACGACGACGAAGTTTTAGCAACAATAGAAAGTCCAGAGGACATATTGCATGAGTTTTAATCATAGGAAGGAGTAAACTATGCCAGACGAAGAAAACAAAACAGTACCCATCGATACATCAGGACCTGATGCTACGGTTGATATTGAAGAAGTAAAAGACGAGTCGGTTGTAGAAACCGAAGCGCCGGAACAAGAAACAAAAGCAGAAGAACCAATAAAACAAGAAACAGAAGAAAAGAAACAAGACGAAAATTTAGAAGACTACAGTAAGGGTGTTCAAGCTCGTATTGCGAAACTAACTCGTAAAATGAGAGAGGCTGAAAGAAGAGAGCAAGCCGCAATTGATTATGCAAAAGCTGTAGAAGAAAAAAGACAAGCATTAGAAAAAAGATTTGAAAAGACTGATGCTGATTATGTTAAAAAATTTGAGACTAGTATTCAAACAGGTTTAGAAGCTGCACAAAAAGAATTAGCTGCAGCGATTGAAGCTGGTGATGCAAAGGCTCAAGTAGAAGCTAATAAGAGAATTGCAACACTCGCATTTGAGAATGCAAAACTTGATCAAGCTAAACAAGGTAGAGAAGAAAAACCACAGGCGGAGACACCTGTGAACTTTAACCAAGGCGGTAATATACAACAATCCGCCATGGACGATCCTATTAATCCAGATCCAAAAGCAGAAGCATGGGCATCTAAAAACTCATGGTTTGGTACAGATAAAGCAATGACATACACTGCTTTTGAAATACACAAGGATTTAACGGAAAAAGAAGGATACGATCCAAATTCTGATGAGTATTATGCAGAGGTTGACAAACGTATTAGAGTTGACTTTCCGCATAAATTTGGTAATACTGAACAAAAGCAACCGACCACCCCCGTTCAGACGGTGGCTTCAGCTTCAAGAAGCGTAAAGCCTGGTCGCAAACAAGTGAGACTCACATCGTCTCAA